CCGAAGACCACCAGCGCCCGCGGCCGCGCCCTGCAAAACCAACGCCGTGCTGCCGCATTGGTCAGTGCCAGCCGTGGCGGCAGGGGGCCCAGCGCTAAGGCGATCCGGTCCGTGCTCACTGCGCAGCGTGCGAGGGCGTTCTATGCGGCGACCGGAGGCGGCAAGAAGCGCTCAGCGGTGAAGCGGGCAACGAAGAAGACCGCCAAGGCGACCGCTGCAGCGGTTCGGGCGAGGACGAAGGCTGGGAGTGGGGGGAAGGCGGCAGAGGCAAGGGCGAGGAGTTCGGGGCGGCCTAAGGCGAGGGTTGTGGCTAAGCCTGCAGCGCAGCGGCCGGCCCGCGAACCTAAGACCAATTCTCAAATCCTTTCTCAGACTCGGCGGATCATCGAAAAGGCGTCAGCACGCAAGCAGGCTGCGCGGCTTTCTTATGTCGTAGCGAAAAACGAGCGTCGCATTGCGAGGGCAACTGCTGTTCGGCAGGCCATCCTGAATCCGCCTAAGCCGAAGAAGTCGCGGAAGCCTCGCAATCCGAACCACTTGACCCCAACACAACTTGCAAACCGACGTTGGGCAGCGTCGATGGATGCGTGGAACCGTGGCATGGGCCGCTAACCCGGCAACCTATCCCGTCCATCCCCACCCACCCCATGACCCTCTACGACGCCATCCGCGCCGCCATCGATGAGGCGACCAGCGAGGACGAGGAGATGAGCCTCCCCGAACTGATCGGCACGCTGGAGCTTGTGAAGGCCGAGCTGATCGCCGCTGCGCTGGAGCCTGACGACGAGGACGACGAAGAGTGACCATCACCCCAGGGCCACGACGCCTGGTTGGCGTCGCTGACGATGACAGCAAGGCCCTGGACGACCTGGAGCGCCGAGCAGTTCGCAACACTCGCGAGCTGCTGCGGCGCTCTCTGACCAATACGCTCGCCAGCCTCCGGCGGTCCTATGCGCTCTACCTGGAGGCGTTGGGGCCCATGTCCCGCGACCCTTCGGGGCAGTTCATCCGCCGGCCGGGCAGCTACACCACCGCGGAGGCGACAGCGAAGTTCAGGGCGATTTTGGCCGATGCGCAGCGGTTCCTGCCCGACTGGGAGCTGGAGCAGTGGCGCATGCAGTACCAGGCCGATCTGCGGGAAGCCACCACACTTGGCGTTGAACTGGCTAGCGAGCTGACGCGCATGCAGCGGGTGCCGGCACCAGCCCCAGGCATGGGGCCCACTACTCCCGGGCAGGTGCAGCAGCTGGGGCAGGAGCTGGTCGCCATGGCGCAGCAGCCACCGCAGGCGGTGCCATTCGCTGGTGTCAACCCTGAGGTAGTGCGTGCGGCATCGCTGCAGGCCAGCGCCATGATCCAGGGCGAGACGGCACGATTCCGCGATCAGATCGTGCAGATCGTCGGCGAGGGTGCCTCCCGCGGCTGGGGCCCGAAGCGGCTTGAGCGCGACATCCGCCAGGCACTGGTCGGCGCTCGCGACCCGAACGGCATCACGAAGCGGTTGGGGCTGGAGCAACGGGCAGAGCTGATCGCCCGCAGCGAGCTGGCAGCGGCCTACTCCGGAGGGACGCTGCGCACCGCGCAGCAGCGGGGAATCGCCTACGTCAGGGTGCTGGCCAGCAATGACGAGCGAACCTGCCCTACGTGTGCGGCGAGGAATGGCAGGATCTATCCAGTTGATCGCGTGGCACTGCCGTTTCATCCGAGATGCCGCTGCGTCGCAGTCGAGGTGGAGAACGAGGCTGTCACCGAGAAGGATCCTGCACTGCGCGCCACCCTGCTCGACTCCCAGCGCTGGCAGGACGAGCACGATCGCGGTGTTGAAGCCTATGCAGAGGCTCGCTATCAGGAGCGCATCGACACACTGCGCCGGCAGATTGAACGCGCCGCCGATGGCGACCGGAAGGATGCGCTGAGCGCTGAGTTAAATCGCCTGGTAGCCAGTGGCCCAGACATGGTGAAGGCCCGGGCCGAACTGGCCCAGGCCTTGCGGACGCCTACCGCGAGCGAGCGGCGGCTGTTCGGGAAGGGCGCGAAGCCGCTACGGGAAAGCGTGCCGCTGTTCGGTGGTGACGAGCCGCCCGCCGCCGCAGCACCGCCGCCACCGCCGGCACCTCGCAAGCCATCGGCGCCCCCGATGGCCCAACGGGTCTCGCGCATGAAGACCTCGGACATCAGCGCAGACCCGGCCAGGTTCCAGTACAAGCTGGGCGCCAACAGCGACACCGGGGAAGTCGGCAGCCTGCGCGGCGTGCAGAAGTGGAACGAGGACCTGGCCGGCGTGCTCTCGGTCTGGAAGGATCCAGCCGACGGCAAGACCTACGTCATCAATGGCCACAACCGGCTGGCCGCCGCGAAGCGACTCGGCGCTGATGCCGTGAGCGTTCGCTACATCAATGCCGCCACCGCTGCTGATGCCAGGGCGATTGGCGCCCTAGCCAACATCGCCGAGGGCCAGGGAACGGCGATCGATGCCGCCAAGTTCATGCGGGAGAAGGGGTACACCGCTGCAGACATGTTGGCGATGGGCATACCGCTCAAGAAGGCTGCTGCGCGCGATGGCGCTAATCTCGCCAGCCTGCCGGATGACATCTGGTCTGCTGTCGTCAATGAAACGATCGGGATCGAAAAGGCCTCACAGATCGGCGGTGCTGGCCTCGACGCGCAGGGTATGCGGAATGTCGTCAGCGTCCTGGCCAGGCGCCCGAGCGCTAGTGCTGATGTCGTCCGGGAGCTGGTGGCTGCTGAGAAGGCGTCCATGCAGCAGGGGTCGACGATGGAACTGTTCAACGACCCCGATGCGGAGCGCTTCAAGCTGAGCCGCGCTGATGTGACCCGTTCGATGCGCGATGAGCTGATGAAGGACAAAACCCTGTTCAGCACACTGGCTACCAGCAGGGCCGCTCAGGCACTGGAGAAAGCTGGCAGCCAACTGGACACCGCAGCGAATCGCCAGGCGTCCGCCGAGGTTGAGCGTGTGCTGAGCGTCTTCGATCAGATGAAGAACCTATCCGGCCCCGTTGGGCAGGCTCTGGATCGTGGCGCCAGAGAGATCATGGGCGCCCGCAACGCACAGGAGCGACTGGAGATTCAGCGCCGACTCAGGGGTGAAATATCAGGCGCTGTTCAGGAGGTGCTGAGCGTGATACCTGGTGGTCAACCACCGCCACCACCGGAAGCGCCAGGGCAGTCATCACTGTTCGGTTGACGTATAATGAGCGGGCGACCACCGCAACCCACCACACCATGGCCATTGATTTGACCGATAAAGCAATCCGCGAGAGCTTCGATGCAATGCTCGAAGCAGCCAGCACCTATCTGCAGCCGCAGGATCTGGTTCGCTGGCATCACAGAATCGAGAACTGCGACAACCTCAGCCAGGCTGCTGAGGTGACAACGGAAATGATCGGCCGGCCCATGAGTGCCACGGACCGGCGGATCGCGGATGAGGTTCGTCAGTCGCTGATCCTGCTGGGCGACCGGGTCGGCGCCAGCGAGGGATCAGCGGCCTGACTCAGAACGGCGCCAGCTCCCGCTCGGCATCAGCCGGTGCGTTGTCGTAGGTGACAACAGCAGGCTCCGCCGCGGGAGCGGGGCACGCGGCAGGGGCGGCAGGAGCATCGGCGGCAGCCTTGCGCAGCACCAGGGCATTATCGATATGCTCGATGTCCACCCGGTCGCCATCGCCGACGCCGATCAGTGCCGAGTAGCCAGCGGTGACGGGGATCACGCCAGTCTTGCTGGCCTTGACGTTGAAGCTCAGCGGCTTCCCGCGGCCAGCCTTGACCACCTTCGGCTCAGTCGTGCCGAGGTCCACGCCCTTGGCATCGATGATGGCCTCGTAGTAAGCGGAGAACAGAATCCGCTCGCTGCCATCCTTCTTGGTGGCGACATACCCGCAGGCGCGGGCGATGTCGGATTTCGATTGGCCGGCCAATTCAGCGACCTTGGCCAGCAGTTCAGCGCCCTTCAGCATCGTGGATCGTGGTGGGGAACGCCTATTGTACCGCTACGGTTTCGATACCGCAGCAAATGGATTCACCACCTGACGATCTGGCGGCTTTCCTGCTGCTGCATGCCGCCGTGAGCGCACGCGACGAGGAGATCACGCGCCAGGCGCTACGGCAAGTCGCGACCGAGATGCCCACCACAACCGGCCACAAGGTCGCATCGACGCTGCATCGCTCGATCAGCGGCGGCGGGCGGTTGTGGTTGTCGAGGTTGGCTTAGCCCTTCCCGCCACCCATCCGGGTAGCGCGACGTGCAAACCGTGCGGCACTTCTAGCCGCCTTATACGCAGCCTTGGCATTGGTCGGCGCAGCTTTCGACCGGAAACGCTGAGTGCGCTCAGCCTGAGCCTTTGCGTTACGGCGCTGCTGGGTCTTGGTGCCTGATTTGCCGCCACGTGGGCCGCGTCGCCTGTCCATGGCCGCTGCGGCAGTTCGTGATCTTGCGGCAGAACGTGCTGCTGCAGCAGCGGTAACAGCAGCAGCACGCCGGCTCGCCTTGGCGCCCTTGCCTGCCGCACCATCACGCTCTGCCTGCGCATTCCGATTCTGAGCCTTGATGTATCGCTCTCGCTGCGGGTTGCGCTTGCCCTTGCCGCTGAGCATTGAGCTGCTGACCTCACGATTCATCGCCTGCTTCCTGGCTGCCACCGTGCCGCCCGATTTCCTCCCGCCGCTCTTGCTGCCGCCGGATCCACCGCCACCACCTCCGGCAAAACGGCCGTTGGAGTCTCGCTTGTAGGTGCGGGCCATGATCAAGGCAGGGAAGCTAGCTCAGCTTTCCGGCAACCTATGCCAGGTTCCCCTACCACCATGCCGGCGCCAATTCCGACGCTCAACCCACTGTGGCGACCCAATGGCAGCAGCACCCGCGACGATCGCGAGCTGATCAGGGGCTATGCCATGTGGCCGGTCTCGGCCTACAACCTGACGCAACTGACAACGGTGCTCAACCGCGTTGCCGATACCTCCGCAGCAACCGTCGCGCAGGTGCAGGCCTGGATTGATGAGATCGAGAACCTGGAGCAGGACTGGTCGGACAAGGTGGCTGATGGCACCGCTCATCTCGGCAACGTGCAGCGCTACCGGGGCCCAGCGCCTGGCACCACGCTGACCCGTGATGATCTGCGCAAACGCGCAGACGTGCTGGAGTGGGATACAAGCCTGCTGCAGGTGGAGTACGAAAGCGGCGGCAGGCCTGATGCCACCGCTGGCGGCACGATCTCGAACCGGATTGCGCAGCTCAAAAGCCGGATCCTGGAGACGATCGGCATCAAGGCCAGCGATCGCTCCGGCGGGCAGGCAACACTGGTGCGCAGCTGATGGCCACCGACTTTGCCGCCTACGCCAACCTGCGGTTCCTGTGGCCGCAGCCGGCAGCGATCACCACCCTGCGCAACGGCATGCCATCACCTGCTGCCCTGGTGGCCATCGAGGTGTTTGCCAAGGGTGAAACCGGTTCACCCGAGCAGATTCCATCGCTGCACATCGGCACTCGCACGATGGAGGGCTACATCACCCGATGGGCGCCGCTGCCATCCGGCGCCAGCTGGCTGGCAAGCGGTAACAGCTGGAGCTGGACCGATACTGGACTGATGCCTCCAGGCCTGGCGGCAGAAGCCCGCGGCAAGGCGTACCTGGGACCGCTGGGGTCGCTGCCCACCCTCGGCGGACTGGTGGGTGAGGTGACGATCATGCAGTTGGGTGGCACGTTCGGGATCGGTGGTATCGGCGCTGAGCTGCGCACCGCGCTGGGCGATGCGATCCGCCTGCAGTTCGCCACAGTGCAATGAGCATTCGCGTCAGGGTCGCCAGCGATGGGATCACCGCCAGGGCTGAAGCGGCAGCGCAGCGTGCTACGCAGGCGGTGATGCGGGAATTGTTCGCGGCGTTCCAGCAGAGCTTCACTGCGCAAGCGTGGGACTGGCCGCAGGCAACGGTCAGGCGCAAGGCCACCAAGCGACGCAAGGCGGTGATCGCTGAGTCACCGCGGAACCTGATCGATGTTGGCAATCTCCGCCAGTCCGGTTTCTGGCAGATGACCGGCTCATACTCAGCCCGGTTTACATGGTCAGCCAACTACGCCACTGCCGTGCATGAGGGTTACCGGCGATTTCGTGCGGATGGCAGCTTCTCCACCTGGCCGGCTCGCCCCTGGACCCATGCCGTACTGGGTCGGGTGACGGTGCCGGGGATTCAGCCGTTCCCGATGCAGCAGCGGCTGAAGGATGTATGGCTGGCGACGTTTCGGGCGGGGCGTTGACGGGCGGCAACCTATCCCACCCACCCACAGGCAGTCATGCCAGAGCTTCCGTTTCAGGTTGCGCCGAAGCGACGCACCGAGATGATTTCGGTAACTATTGATGATGACACCTATAGTCTTGAGTTTCCTGTTTACCGCAGCCTTCGCGCTGGCGAAGAAATCCAGATTCGCGATGCAGATTATCAGGCCGCTGTCTATCGCGAATGCTCGCGATTTGCTGATGCGCTTGTCAATGAGGGCATTGAGGAGTTATACGCTCAGCGACTTGCTATCCGCTGCTTGAGCACCAGGCTGGGTATCCCCATCTCGCTGACTGCGGAGGAGCATCGCGCATTGTTGCGCCATGCCGCCATGGTGGCCGACATTCAGTCGGTTCTGGCTGCCGAATACGCACGGCAGGTGCGACGCACCGTTACCGCGCTGATTGCCCATCGCCTGCCCGGATGCAAGAACTGGACTGAGGATGACACTGATCGCGCCGTACCTGGTCCGCTGCGGGACGCGATTGCTGCATTCGCTGATCGTGAGCGCAATGCCAATCAGCCGCAACGCACGCCGGAAGAAATGATCGAATCCATGGCTGAAACGCTGGGAAAGCTCGGGCCGGAACCATGCCGAAACCCGCCGACTGGACAGCTATCTACTGGCGCTGCCGAGAGCTCTGGCCAGCTGCTCCTGAGTTCGGACCCGATCGATTCGCATCCCTCCCCGTCAACTACATCCTCGCTGCCATTGAAGCCGGCACCCGCCGAGAGTTGACACTGCTGCAGGATGCAGAGCGGCCGATCGCCTACCTCCATCAGCGGCTGATCGCGGTCAACTCCACCGCCGATGGCCCGCCGGTGCCGTCACTCGATGACCTGTGCCTCTACCGCATCCGTGAACCAGGCGACGCACCACCGGCTGAAGCCGGCGCGGCGATGCTGGCGCTGATCCGTGCGCAGCAGTTCCCCGGCTGGGCGCTGACGTTCTATGAGGCGCTGGAAGCCGTCGGCCGCGATCAACCGCCACCGCCAACCCTGGCCCTGGTGGCAGAGGATGCAATCCTGCTGGCGCCGCGGTTCACGCCGGGCGGCTGGCAGGGATTCCTGATCGCGGAGGGTCCGGCGGCAGGTCAGCCGCGGGCGTTCCATCCGCCGGGTCAACCGGAGGCGATGACGTGGCTCGCAGTGCCAGCCGCTCCTGAGCCAGGCGCAGTGTGGGCGGCGGCATCTGCATCTCTGCCCACTCTGCCGCCTCCCGGTAGCAGCGATTGACCGCCAGCTCGGCTGCCAGCACCGAACGGTAATAGCCCAGGCTCCAACGCCGGCCGCCCCACCACACACGGGCCTGGAACGGCCGGCTGGGGTTGGCCTGCGGCACGTAGGACACACCGCGGGGATAGGCGCCGCTCACGGCTTGCGACAGGTAGCTGCCGTCAGTATTCCGGCCCTGTTGTCAAGCCATGGGGCCGGCTTGTGAGATCGGGACTTCTGACGGGAGTCCACAGGATCCCGTCATGCCGCAGGTCTACTCTCAGGCGTATGGCTACAACTTCTACATTCAGCTGATCAAAAAAGAAGAGCTGGATTTCGCTGATCTGGACCTTGGTGGAATTGGTGTCGGCAAGTTCCTGGACATCAGCACCCTGGCCAGCAACGCATCCTCTGTCGTGAAGGTCGGCACTGTTGCCACGCTTGGCATCGGCGTCGGCACCAGCAAGGCGACCACCAAGGCGGCACTGGCCAGCAACGTCGTGACCTTGACGTTTGCGGCAGCCCATGGCTTCACCGTGGGGCAGACGATCGCCGTATCCGGCTTCACCGGTGCGTTTGCCGGCATCAATGGCAAGTTCGCGGTCGCCAGTGTGACCACCAGCAGCCCGTTCACGCTCACCTATGCGCTGACCGCCAACAACATCGCTGAGGCATCGGTGGTGGGTTCCGTCCTGCCGGCCCTGAAGCTGGACGGCACCGATGCACCGATCCGCCTGCTGGGGTTGACCAATGCCGCTCCGCAGGAGGGTGAGGGCGAGGAAACGGTGATCACCTACGACGACGAGGCCAAGTCGTTTGATACCAGCATCGCCACCAGCAAGTCTTTCAGCTGGACGATCGAGGGTGTGACCGATCACAGTGACGCGGCCTACAAGCTGCTGCGCCTTGCCTCCAAGGAATCGGTGCGGGAAGGCCTGATGGTGAAGTACGCCAGGATCGGTCCGGTCGGCAAAACCGAGACCACGTTCGGCTTCGGTCGTATCACCGGCTTCAATGAGACGCCACCTGCTGGCGGCATCGTGAAGTGGTCGAGCGGCATCAAAGCCTATGGGCCGTATGAGCTGGAGTTCTGATCCCTAGGGCTCTGCATTGGCCCCTGCCGGTTCGCCGGTGGGGGCCTTTTGCCGCGGCAGCGTGGCGCTTGCCTGCGCCATGACGTAAGCGCGTTGGGCGGTGCCCCAGTCCAGGATGGTATTCGCGCTGCGA